AAACATAATTCTTGTATAAGCACTTGCTTGAATACCTACAAATGGAACATTTTTTGACTGTAAATAAGTATGCCAACCTAAAACACCAATTCCAATTGCTCTACCTTTAGTAGCTGATCGAACTGTGTTTTCCATAAACTTGATATTTTTAGCCCTATCAATAAATTCTTGCAAAACACCTTCCAAAAACCAACAAGCTAATTCAGGTAATGTCATTCCATTTTCAAATTTATGATCTTTCCATTCATCCCAACGAGCTAAATTAAGTGATGATAAACAACAAATAAATGAATGTAAAGGATCTGTATAAAGTGAAATCTCTGAGCATATGTTAGTCATTGTAACTTTTAAGTTATTTTGTTTATATGCTTCAGGGCTTGCATTATTAACATTGTCTTCATACATAAGATAAGGTTCGCCTGTTTCAAGACGTGTTTTTAATATTTCACCCCACAATTTTAATGCTTTAGGGTCTTTATCTTCAACCATTTGCATAAACTTATCATCAATAACAACACACTGATGTAAATTCAAACATTGTCTATTAACATCACCTTTTGGTCTACGAATACCTAAAAATTCTTCAATATCAGGATGATGAATACTTAAATTAACTGAGGCTGCTCCTCTTCTAACTGACCCTTGATTTGTAGCTAAAATTGTTGAGTCATAGATTTTACACCAAGGAACAACACCTTCACTTACACCATTATCTTTAATTTGTTTACCTCTACCTCTAATACGAGATACTCCGATTCCAACTCCTCCACCTTGGGAAGATAAACGCATTAATTCTGAATTGGCATCTGCTATTCCTTCAATTGAATCATCAACATCAATTCCAAAACATGAAATAGGCATTCCACGTTCTGTTCCTAAATTTGATAAAACAGGTGAAGCTAAACATAACCAATTTTTAACTATTGCTTCATAAAAGAATGGTTGTAAATCTTTACGTTTTAATCTACGAGCGGCGGCTTTACTTACTCGCTTAAAAGCATCAAATACATCTTCATCATATATAAGATAACCTTTTGAAATCATGCTGATTGCAATATCATCCATCCATTCAGGATAATTTTTACCTTTAAGCCATTTGCTTGTGTCTACTTGTATACTCATAATTTTATTTTAAAATCTATCGTCCGCTGCTGGACCTTTAGGGGGTTTTGAATCTTTTTCTCCTTTTGAATTTAATATTTTTTCTTGAGGAATAACTCTAATATTCATTCCTTTAATTGTTATTTCTCCTCCATCTTTAAGTGTTTTTCTAAATAGAGTTTCTTGTCTTTCACTCCATTCATTACTTAAATCTAGTATAACTTGTTTTTCTACAGGTTTACCATTGACATAAATGATAACTCCTGATCTAATTGACTGTGGTTTTAACATAACTTTATTTTTTATAGATCATCCCAATCTGCTGTTGATTTAGCATAACTTGTTACTCGTCCTGCAAAAAAGTCTTGGTGTGTTTTACCACTTGTTAAGTGACCAAACCAATCCATTTGTTTTAATAAATTAGGATCAATATCATTATAGATGGCATTATAACCTAATTCAATTAATTTTTCATTTGCTCTAGCTTTAATGAAAGCTTTTAATTGATCTTTATTTAAACCTTCAATATCACCCATTTCAAATGCCTTTTCAATAAAATCAAATTCTAATTTTACTGACAATTCACATGCTTCAACTATTTTATTTTTTAATTCAAAAGTATCTAATAAAGGTTGTTCTTTAAGTAATGTTCTAAATAACCAACAACCTGCTTTTGAATGTAAACTTTCATCTCTAACACTCCACTCAACAATCTGACCAGTACCTTTCATTAAATTTCTTAATTGAAAACTCATTAACACAGCAAATGATGAAAACAAATTTACACCTTCAGTAAATGCTGAAAATATAGCTAATGAAACTGCTTGTTCTTCAATTGTATTACCTGGAACTTCAATTAAACGTTCAATTTTGTTTTTAGATGTTTCATCTTCCATAAATGCTTTAAAATCATCTAAACCTAATTCTTCATTTAATCTAGCATAAGCTTCAGCGTGAATACTTTCAAAATCAGCAAATACACGAGCCATAGCTTGAATTTCAGGTTTTGGAAACCATACTGATACTTTTGTTGACCAATAATCATTAACATGAACTTCTGTTTGAGCAAATGATTTTAATATGTTTCCTATTAAATTTTTCTCAGATTCATTAAGTTTTAATTTCCAATCATTTAAATCTGAGGCTAAAGGTACTTCATCAGCTAACCAGTGTGCTCTATGTTGATTTTTGTAAAATTCGAATGCCTCTTGATACTCGAATGGTTTGTAATAAATTCGTGGTTCAGTGATCATTTTAACTGTTGTTACTTAATTCAAAAAATTGTTTAGCTAAATACTCGCGGTCTAGGGAATCTAGACTAGTTCCGTAATCTGATTTTGTTTTAGAACTTTTTTGTTCCATTTCTTCTTCTTCCTCACTCATTTCATTTAATACATCTATATGACCAGTAGCTGTATCTACTTTTGCATTAAATGACATACCATCCATTCCGTATCTATTCTTCATAAAATGAAACCTACCTGTTCCGTTAACTTTATCTTTTTTCTGTCTAGAGAGAGACATGGCGACATCAGCTATCATTATCTTATCGTAAGATCCTGCGGCTTTGTCGCCCTCAATTATACTATCTTTTGCACCAGCTCTATTAACTTGAGATACACTCCAAATTGGTAATTTTAATTCTCTAGCTAATCCCTTTGTGCTGGTATAAATATCGTCTATTTCGTCCTTACGCTCACGATTCTTTCTTTTAGATGATAGTAAATCAATATAATCTATAATAATTAAATCTGGTTTAAAATCTAAATCAATACATTTCTTAATATGCGCTTCTATTGTGGAAATTGATGCTTTACCCATTGGATATTCTCTAACTATCAAATTACCTGGTAATTCAGTAATTACTTCTGCTACTTTAGCTTTATTATTTTTTAATTTATCAACAGGTATTCCTGTAAAAAATGCATCATATCGTCTTCCTACATATCCTTCACCTAATTCTAATGTGTAGTGTATAACATTATAACCTAATTGTACAGCATAACCACCCATTGCAATTAATGTCCAAGACTTACCACCACCTGGATTTCCAAATATTAAACCTAAATCACCTTCACCTAAACCACCTTGTAACAATTCATTAAACATTTTCCAAGGTGTAGGTACTGGTTTTCTATCATCTTCAACATATCTAGATTCAACATCTTTATTATATTCATGGCCTATATTTTTATCTTGACCAGCACGTAAAGCACCATCAACCAATGATCTAATTGAGTCATAATCTCCTGCTTTTAATAGATCAACTGAATTTAAAAGCGCTTTTTTTAATTGTTGGTTCTTACAGAAGTTTGTAAATTCTTCTTTAATATAAGTTAAATCTGATTCATCAGATGATTTATATGCCTCTTTTAATTGTTCTTTAATAGACAGTTGTAATACTTCATTGTCTACTTTTTTTAATTCTACTTTTAAAACATCCATTGTAGGATTGCAATGATATTTTTGATAGTATTTTAATACTTCATCTACAATCCATTTGTGGGCTGTATTTGAGAAATACTCATCAGTTAATATATCATTAACATTTTGTAGAAATGGTTTATCAGTTAATAAAGCTGATATAACCTTTGTTTGGAATCCAATTCCATAATTCTCTAAATACGATAATGTCATAACTTATTTTAATTTTTAGCCTTATTATACCTATCAATTATACTCCAATTATCTCTTAACCAAAACTCAACATTTTTTAAAACATTACCTAATCCGTCTTCAACATAAAGTTTCATAAATGTTGGTATATCTAATTTATAAGCTGATTCTTTTATATGATTTAATATAAGTTCTTTTTCCCTATCATCAAGCATAGGGCTGCCTAAATTCATAACTTTGTAATTCTTTTTTAAAGTATCAAAATCAAATATAATTTTAGAGTATATAACATGTTCTTTATGTTTTTGTTCACAAATCTTATACAAGTCATCTAATGTTAATTTTTCATCACCTGCTAATTCAGGAAATAATTTTGATAATTTTTTCTCACCTAAACCTCTTACACCTTCTATTTTATCAGAATTATCACCTAATAATGTTTTATAAATAATAAAATTATAAGGTTGTAAATTATATCTTTCTTTAACTTTTTTAGGTGTATAAAATTCTTTTTCAATAGCACTATAAACAGTTATATTATCAGTCACTAATTGAAAAAAATCTTTATCTGAAGATACAATATATGCTTTAGTTTTATTGTTTTTAGTCATTTCAACACTCAAAAAGGCAATAATATCATCAGCTTCTACTTTATCAAGTGATAAAATTTTAACAGGTAAACATTGTAAATAATGTATTAAACGACCTATTTGATCTGCTTTAGATTCATTTTCTTCATCAATATCATTAAATAACTGTTTAGTCATTTTAGTAGTATTCCTACCTGATTTGTATTCGGGAAGTAAGTTCTTCCTATTTACAGAAGAACCTACTCCATCAAATACAATATAAATTGATGTTGGTCGAATTTGTTTAACTAAAGCACCTAATGAACGTAAAAAACCACCTAAACCTCCTATATGAGTACCATGAGGATTTATATAATTTAGTACAGCAAAATTTCTAAAAAATAGATTTAAACCATCTATAATTAAAACTCTGTTTTCATCTTTTTGAGGAGTCTGACTCCCATCCTCTTGTATACTATCAAGAAGTTTAAGTAAATCTTTATTGCTCATTTTCTAGTAAAGGTATATCTTTAATATTTTCTTCCCAATCAGTAGCATCTTCAACTAAATCAAAGTCTGCTGCTCCTAGAATTTGAATCCATTCATTAGCATGTTCTTTTTTATACTTATCAATTGCTGATTTATCATCAGGTATAAAACCATGAACAGTCATTGTAATTGTACCTTTAGTTGTAATACCTGTGACGTGATTTTTATCACAAGATACTTTAGTACGTTTGGCGAATTCTACTTCTTTACCGTTTTTAGTAGCTTTATGTTTACTAGTGCCGCTATTAGTAATGTTACCAAATGTTAATACAATTGTAGAATCTAAAAACATTGTCTCACCGTTTTTCATTTTCATTTTAGGTTGAGACATAATTGTTTCAGCTGGCGCAACCCAGATCTTATTAATTGCTACCATTGTATTAGTATATTTGGAACTTTCTTTACGTGATAATGGAAAACGTTGATTTATAAAATTACCAAATTGTTGAGACATAGCTCCAGCATTCCACATAGGATTGTTTTTATTTGCTTCTATACTCATTTTACATGGTATAGAACCAATTGAATCCCATAAGAAACATAGATCATAAGGTAAATTACCTTTTCTTTGTTCATCTAATAAGTCAGCAATAAATTCAGCTACATCTTCAATAGTATTTAATGTACCTCTATCAGCGTATAAGAAAAATCCTTTATAATCAACAATTTCACCTGTTGATTCATCTACAATAGGATCAAGTTTAAAACCCATTTGTTCAGCGTGAGTCCAACTCCATTTCATTTCAGTAATAATAAATACAGGTAGTATTCCCATTTTTTGGGCATTAACTGCTGTCTCTAGCAATGCTGTTGTTTTACCTGTATCTGAATGTCCTCTTAAAAGTGTAATATGACCTATTGGCGCTCCAGGAATACTTAAAATTTCCTGGAGTGCTTTTGAGAATGGAATCCATTTTTGTTCTTTGAATTTAACATTCTGGTTTAAAGATTTTTTCTCTTTAAATTTGTCTAGGTCAAAATTTGATTTTAATTGAGAACTAACAGCAGCTGTTAATGATGTATCTTTTTTAGCCATTGTTAATTATATTTTATTCTCCGTCAAATAATTCGTCAAATTTATCAGCTTTTGATTTTTTAGTTTGAGTTTTTAACTCATAATTACTTTTAGTAGACTTTGCTGGTTTAGCATCTTCATCTTCCCAAGGTAAATCATTTTTAGCAGTTGTTGATTTTGTTTCAACTTCTTCTTCCTCTTCATCAGTTTCTACTTCTTCAGAAGCATCTTCTGGGTTTAACCAGTTTTGAAGAGTTTCTTTCATTTTATCAAATGGCATTTTATAATTAGACTGAAGTTCTAAAATATCTGGTTGTTCTGATAACCATGATTTGATATCATCTTTATCTGTACTTAATGGAGATGTTTTAGGTTTAATACGAATTGATGATTTTAATCCTTGACGACCACCAATATCACCTGTTACAGCTTCAAGTGTAAAGTCACGACCTTCATTAATGTCTGTATAATCACCATAATCTTCATCATCAGCAATTCCTAATAATTGCATGTAAATTTCTTTACCAAATTCCCACAAACGAACACCTTTGTCTTCTTCACCCCTTACAATTACAGGAGCAAATACTCTCATTTTGGGTTCAATTTTTTTAGCTAATTTCCAATTTTCTTTGTCATTAGTTTTACGCAATTGAGAAGCAAACTCAACAATTGGATCTTTTTCACCCCAGTTGGTTAATGCGTAAATTGGAAATTTTGAGAATCCGTAGTGTAGAAATACTTCTCGGAATGGATTGTTCTTGTCTAGTTTTGATGGAACAATTCTAATCTGATACTTGCCTTCTTGTTTTGGCTTCCAAAGGTACTTTGAATAGTCGACCTTTTCTTTTTTCTGCCCTTGTGTTTGAAGAGCATTCAACTTGTTTTTGATTGATTTTAAATCCATATTTATAGGTTTTAAGTTACTAATTAAATATATCGTTTTTTTTCTTGTAGGCCAAACTAGCTATTCAAGCTTTTTAAATGCCTCTTTTTTTAACGATGTGACTCTAGTATAATATACCTTAATGGTCTGTGATAAATATTACAGCTCTACAATTTTGTAAATCTTTGTATTAAGCTGTTTTACCTCTCCGTGTTGAGTTAGTAATATACAATTTTTATAGTGTTGCCAATCAATTTTAAAAGTAGTATCTACTACTCCACCATTTAATTTTTTAATTAAATCATTTAAAGCATTAATTGTATATAAAGTATTTGATTCTTTTTTACGATGAACTAAAATAGTGTTTGTAGGAATACTGTCTACATTACCTTGTTCAACATTATATGTTACAACATATTCATTTGTACTTTTTACAAACAGTACAAACATTTTTCTATACATTATAGTATAAGTATTAGATAAATCTTGAACTAATTTGTCCAAAACATCTTGTTGAGTAAATGTAGCAAATAATCTATTATTCATAAAACCAGCTTCGGTTGCAAAATCATACTGGTTATACATATCTACTCTAGGTTCAAACGCGATCTGTTCCATAATTTTATTTTATAGTCAACATTTTACCATAATTGTGGCCTTTTGTCATTTTTATTTTTAATTTATATTTTTGAAAAACTTGTTGGATTTGCTCTAACAAATTATCTTCTTCTTCATAGTCAATTAATATTGAATCATAAGTATAAAGAACAATTTTAGTTAACTTACCTTTCAATAACTTAATTATCTCCCATAAAATGCAAATATTAGTTGACGTCTCCAAGTTCTGGAGTAGGTAATTAAATAGTTTTTGTGGAGTTAGGTCTTTTAAATCTTTAGTAAACTTATGTTTTGAAATACTACATTCTATAAAACCTTGATTTTGAAATGTTTTCCACATTTCATCAGTGTAATTTTGAATTAATTTAAAAAATTCTATATGTTGATATTCTTTATAAATACCTCCGTATAATTGTCTAAACATTAATAATTTTGCTTCATCAACTTCTATATTTGCTTTTTTAGCAAAGTATTGATAAGGAGTTTCATTTCCAAAATCATAATTTATTAATTGAGAAGCCAAAGTTGGATGATAAGCACTTATATCTATTTCAATAAAATAATCATTTTTAGGAATAAATGATTCTCTACAACCATCATCTTTTTTTAAGGCAGCAAAGTTAATTCCATTAAAACTATTGGAAGGGCGTCCAGTTGTAGTACATAAGTTATATTGGGTATAAATCGTGTTATTTTGTATAGAATGTAATTCTTCATTGAGATCAAAAAATTTAGTAAATTTATCATAATTTATTTTTATTCCATTTCTTTCAATAGCAAAAAATACGCTAGTTAATTTATTATGAAAAGCTGAGTTTTCAAATTTAAAACAATAATTTTTAACTTTATTAAATATAAGTTCACATTTTTCATAATGTTTAACAATTGGTATAATTGTATTTACATTATCTTTATCACTATATCTCTGATAAAAGAAATCATGAGTAGGGGTTGTTGGTTCTGAGTATTCAGGTATATTAAATAAAATATCTATTAGATTTTTTAATGGAAAATTGTATATAAACGATTTTCTATCTCGAACATATATTTCTTCATATGAAGCAAGAAGCGCATTTATAGGCGTTTTATGTAACTGTAATGCTTCATTATGGTTAATACATAATATATATCCTTTATCATTATTTAATGGTTTTAAATATAATAAAGATAAGTTATTTAAAGTGGGATGTGTGTTATCATTATATAGAATTAATTCTATAAATACTTTTGTATAATTTTTATCAATTAACTCTTTAAGTTGAGAGTCAGTTTCAATAATATAAAACATAACCTTTATTTATTCTAAAATTACTAAAAATATCTTAAGTAATCAAGCTTAAGGTTTTTCTTTGTAATACTTAAGATAATCTTTTTGTAAATAAACATCAAATTTATAAGCTCTTTTTTTAAAAGTTACAAGATCTACTATATTTTTATTTATTTTATAAACTTCTTCTTCTTTACCTACTAATCTCCAAGGAATATTAAATGGTATATATAATTGCCAATAATAATTAGAATCACGTTTAGCTAATTTTTCAAAAGTATCTTTACTAATTTCAAGATAAATTATTTCATTACTTTTTCTACAAAAATATCTTCTGAATTCTCCTAATTGATAATCTTTTTCTGTAGGTAATTCGGCTGAGTACTCAGGCATACGTAAAGGTTTATAGTCATAATTAGGATAACCTAATGTACCATAATTAACTTCAATAAAAGGTGAAGATATATTAACTTCATAAGGAGAAAGTAAAACTGGGTTATTAGCTGAATTTTCTGAGGCTCCTTCAATCACTCTTGAAGCTGGGGCTAACTCTTGAATTGGAGTATCTTGTGGAGTTTTTCCAGTATAGTATTTCCCAGATTGAGTTCTCCAATAATATCCTACATAATTATTTCCATTATTTTTATAAATAAATTCTCCACCATTAGTGTAAAGATCAGTTGTTATTTGAGATTTAGGAAAATACATATTTTAACCTCTATAAGGATTTACTACCATATGATGATAATCAGGAATATCTTTTCCCCAATAAAATCTTCCTGATTCTCCAAATATTTGAACTACTCTAGCTAATTTATATTCTTTAGAATTTACATCTTTTAATATATAACTTTCCCATGTTGCTTTTCCACCTGTTCCTATAGGAAAAGTATCAGAATTAATATCAGATGCTAATCCGAAGCCATGAAATGATAAAATATCATAACTTCTATTATCTTTTTGTTTAACATTTCTTATAGTTCTAGTATACATTCCACTATAAATAGTTTCAAGATAATCTAAAAGTCCTTGATTTTCTATATCAGTAAGAGTATCTCTTAAAGCCGGAATAGCAGCGGTATGAAGGTTAGCGAAACTTCTAACTCTACCAGTTTTATCTGTATATGATAATGTTCCTAAATTATTTCTCATATATTCTGGGCATGGATAAAGCAAAGGTCTACGTTCAGCGCTAGCATTTGGGCTGGTTCCTCCTACATCTGTATGCATATTTGCTTTATTCATTTTAGCATAATATCTACCATTAAATTGTTCTACTTGTATCGGCCATCCAAAATTTGTAATTGCCAATCTTCTATTGGTATCACTAAGATTACGTGTAACATCTAAGTATGATCCAGATAAATTAGTTGGAGTGTATATATCAATAGGAGCAGCATTTACAACTGTAATACAACCGTTTGCTGGGGCAACTGATGTAAATGGTGGAGTAACAGTAATGTTAGGTCCTCCTGTGCAACATGGATCTACAACACGAACTATACCAAATACTGTTTTTGTATGCCAATAATCGTCATCATATGATACTTTTCCTCCTTCATTTCCTCCTATTGTTTTCCAAGTTTTTTTAATATAATCTACTTCAACTGCTATATTAACATGTCCTGAGGCATATATTACCATATCTCCGGGTCTAGGCATTTCAAATCTTGGATTTGTACTAAGTATTCCTGCATTCCATGTATCCCCAGGAGAAAATACTACCCCAAAACCTGCATCTCTAGCAGCTATAGCTGTTCTAAAAACTCCGGCTGTCAAAGGAGGGATAACTTTACCTTTAAGAGTAGTTTTAAAAGCATTATCAATACATGAGTCTGTAGCCGATACTTCTTTATATGCTTCTCTCCAAACTAAATCACTAAAATAATTACACCACATTTGATTTTTTTGCCAACCTACACTTTGCATTTCTTTTTGAAAAGTTTGATCCTTCCATCCTTGATCTTCAATAAGCAGAGGTCTAGTGATACCTTTCTTATCTACATAAGATCCTGAGTAAAATTGTATTTCTTTTGTTTTAGCTCCTAAATTATAGTATTCTTTAGCTTTTTTAATTATTGCTTGCCTTATAGGACTATTATCACAGTCTTGAACTGAAGATGTTGTGTTTGTTATGATATTGTTTCCTCCACTTCCAGTAATATTAGTATTAGTTACTCCACCACCTCCACCATTATTTCCTCCACCACCTCCACCACCTACTACTACATTGGCCGGGGTTACAAGAGATTTTTCTTCTTTACCATTAGCTATACAATATGACTCCATTCTAGTAGTCCATTTGTTACTTTCTATTGTATGAGATAAATTTTTTATTAAAAATCTTACAGCATCAGGATAATTAGATGGTAAAAAAGCAGTATCAATATAAAATTGTTGATTTATCTTCATACCAGCTAAACCATTCATAGTTAAACTTAAATTAAAAGGAATAAATCCTGTACCTTTAGGTTGGTATTTTTTATAAGTTAACATGCCCGCTAATTTTGCTTTGCCAGCTTCTATTTGGTTTTGCATCTCATAAATAGTTTTTAATGTTTCTTTATAAACATCTACATCCTCTTTATTAAGTTCTTGAGCATCATCAAGAGTTGAACCATTAGAAGGACTTAATTCAAGTAAAAAGTTGTAATACTCTAATTTAATTTTTTCAATTTTATTTTCTAAATCAGATATTGTTCTACTTAAATCAGCCGCGGCATGACCTGCAGCTGCAGGATCATAACTACCATTTGTTACTTTTTCTTTATATCTATCTTCTAATCCTATATTTATTTTAGATAAAGCAGTGTCATTTTCTCCTACCACAGCACTATTGGCTGCTGCTCCAACTGTTACCATAGTTGAAAATTCAGGTGTTAGTTCAGATGTCAAGTTAAAATCATGTATAAATCCAGCTTGATTTTCTCCATTTATTGTACTATACCCATATAAACTAAATATTGCTTTTTTATCAGATAAACCCTCTTTTTTAATAATTTCATCTAAATCTGGTAGAGGATTTTTATCTATTATTTTAACAGTATTTGTAGTTTCATCGATAAAAACATCTAAATCTGGGACTCCACTAAATGATGTATTGACTCCTTTTAATAAACCTTGTAATAAATCAATTAAAGTTATTCTACCTTGATCATCTTTTGTTTCATCTATTTTTTTAAGAATAAAACCCATATTTAAATAGATATTCATTAAATCTCCATATTCATTACTAGTTGTAGCTGTGTAACAAATAAATTCTTCGCCTCCAGGGGCATTTTCTAATTTTAGATTACCATTATATGCTCCCCAACTTTCTCTATTTACAACACAAATTCTTGGATCAACGCCTATCATCCCTTTTGGGGCAAACATGATATTTTTTTTACTAGTTGTATCAAACCTTAATAAAGGAGTTTTATTACTACCTCCAGATATAGCTTGTATTAAAATTACTTTTTCTATAAATTCTAAAAAAGTACCTAATCTAATATAGTATTCATCACCCCAATTATCCCATTCTAAAAATAAACCATCATAATGTTTTTCTGAAGGGTTCTTTTTGATAGAATTAGGATCAATGTTTACTAAAGTAGGTAATTTGTTAAAAATTGATTCTGTGCCATATAAAGCAAAAAGCAATCCTCCATATATTGTAGCCGGGGGAACAAGTAAAGCAGATTTGATAACATTACTTACAGTTTTTTGTATTCCATTTATTGCATTAATAGCACTAATTGCATCTACAGTAATTGCGGGATTAATACTTGTTAAATCTAAAACCCGAGATCTATAAAGACTAAAAGGTGTGGGATATTCTACACTAGCTGGAGGTATTACAGCTGTGACAGCAGTTACTACTAAAGGATTGTTTGCGAGTCCTTCTTCTATGAAATCTGGGATAAGATCTGTTTTTGGTATAAGTCCATCAACTGGAGAAGCTAAATAAAATTTCATAAAATACAAAAATGCTCCAATAGTGTGTTTAGAAGAGAATTTCTCAATAAGTTCATCAGAGTCTAATTCATCTAAATTTTGTTGCTCATCTTTTTTTTCTTTTTTTACACTAGTAAAATCTCCAGCTGTTTCTATTAAAATATTAGCCTTTAAAGACTCTATAATATCTCCAATACTTGATATTTTTACAGTAATATCATAACTACCATCAGGATTAAAAGTCCATTGAAAATTTGTCACCTTACCTAACATGGCATCATAATTTCCTGAGTATGTTAATCTTCTTTGAGCTATTTCTTTAAGAATTTGCTCATAAGTTTTACCTCCATTTAAAAATGTTTCTTGTAAAGATTCTGATCCATTCATGTATTGGAGAGTTCCACCTGAGTCTAGGTATAAAGTATGTCCCCACTCTAATAATATATGAAATCCTACTCTTAAATATAGTACATCAAGTATTTCAAATTGAGCTCTATTATACGCTTTAATTTTTACTTCTGCTCTTCTTAATGAACCTCGGTTTTCATGGTTAATAGTAGCAGATACAATTCCAGGCATAGGTCTAATTCCAAAATCATTTCCTCCCATACCATAAGCAGCATTATTTCCAGATAAAGTATTTTCAAAAGAAATTCCCATACTGCTAGTAAGTTCTGTTCCTTTAAGTTCAGTTATACCACCAAATAATACAAATTTTTTAGCTAAATTATCTCCTGATAAATTTAGGTCTTTAATTACTGTACCATTAACATCACTTGGAGTTTTAATTCTAACTGAAGACAATAATTTAATAAAAGCAGTATTCGAATTTAAATATTGTACATCTTCTATTGATCTAACATCCCTTTGTATACCAGAAGCATAAACTTTTTGTCTTTCTGCAACCTGTTTAACTATTTCATCAGGAAAACCTTCTCCAAAAATATTTCCTACATTACTACTCATATTAACTATTTAAATTTTGATAACTATTGATTACTTCTAGGTAATTAGTTGGTATTCTAATTTGTGAACCTTCGGGTATAATTAAAGAATCTTGATGTAAATCAGAAGGTAAAGATGTACCTGCTATAGCAGTATTAGCTATAGATATTATCCACCATAGTGATTGATCTTTATAATATTGTTGAGCTAAACTATCAAATCTATCTCCTTGTACTGTATAAACATATATGTCATTTTCAGATAAAGGTACTTCGGGGTATCTAACTGTTTGATACATAGGTTTATCTTTCCCATTTTTATCTGTTCCAAAATCTATTGGTATGTTTTGATATCGATTCATGTTAAGTTCAAATGTAACAAATTTTTATTACTTAGCAAAATTAAATCATTATTTTACATAAAAATCCTCTAATTTTGTGTTTGGTGGTAGGTAGTAGTAAAGGTTTTTATTAATTATTTCTCCACCTTCTAATTCAGATCTTGGTACAAATTTAGGTATAGCTTCTGTGCCATTTATAAGTAATGGTTCTTCTCCATCATCTGGGACACCATATTTATTTGTATACTCTTCCCAAACTGGGTTTAAAACCATTTGGTTTTCTTCTTCATCATTTTGTATTTGTTTGCCATAAGCTATAGCTAATGGATTATCTACTTCATTTCCTTCTTCATCAGTTAATGTCTTAAAATTATCAGGATCAACTTCATATAATGCTAAATAATCACCATTTGTTGTAGGTTTAAATGCTTCTGCTGGATCTAATAGATATGTAGCATAAATTCCACTATTGTTTGAAATATTAGTTGGGTTATTGTTTGTAAGAGCAGTAGTTGGAATTATTTGAGTAGTCACACCAGTTGAAGATGGAATATTACTAGATGCTACATTTTGTGAATCAAATGGATTTGAATAAGTATTAGGAACATTTATCAAATTTTGATTAGAAGTAGGATCTGGAAGTGAAAATTGTTCAGTTACAGCATTAGGATCAGAATATTGAGGTTTATTATTAGTTGCATTAGCAGTGTTATTAATAGGATCAAAAGTTAAATCTACGTCAGGTGTATCTATAGTTGTCATAGTGAATTTATCGGGCTTAATTCCAACTGGATCTGTATTTGGAGTAATTCCATTTGAAATAGCTCCATTTGAAGTAGTCCCATTTGAATTTGGGTTTGAAATTATTCTTGATGGAGCTCCAGGGTTAGATGATTCTCTATAAAAAAATCTAGTTTTAAACTGAGGTACTTTTTCATTAATAGGTATAAATTCAAAACCAGTCACTTTAATCATCATAGGCATTTCTCCTACTGTGTCACCTATATTTTGAGCTTCAGTTTTTATTTCAATATTCCATGATGAATCTTCACTTATTTCATAACCTACTTTTGTTATTAAACCATATGAATTTATATAATCTCCTATAATTAATTGAGATATATTTCCTTGCATATAACCTGATCTACTTCCAACATAGCTAGGAGCACAAGCAGAAGCTAATGTATTTAGTCTTTGGTACATAGGTATCATTTCTCTTTTTGATTGAGCTACAACAGTCCATGATAATGACATTTTTCTATCAAAACTTCCATATGTGTAAAAATTTTCTCCTCTTCCAATGTATTTTTGAGCATTCCAAGTAGCATCATAACTATCACTAATGTTATTTAAAAAAGCTCTAAACTGTATAATATTCCATCCGTTTTCATAATCATATACACCTATTTTAAAATGAACAAGATCATTATTAAGATAACCAGGGTTTCCATTTTCACCAGCGTTTATTTTATCATATGAGTTATAAGAAGTAGCTAAACTACCACCAATTCCATCATAAGAACTTAAATCTTTACCATCTGGGTTTCCCGGGTCTCCTAAATTTACTCTATTCTCTATTGCTCCTTTTTTATAATTTGTAAATGTATTAGGCATTAACTTATTAGCCTTTTTCATAGCTACATCATTACTTTTTATCCTTTCTCTAATCTTTTGTCTAAAATCAATTAATCCCTCACCACCATTTGCATCTGAAACTGATTTATTTTGGACAGCTCCTGCTGAAGCTATTTCTAATTGGGTTGCATTGAATGTTAGTGCTCCACCAATTATAATAAAATTATATTCATTTGTAGTCCATGTTTTATTACTTGGTTGCCAAAACATAGTTTGTAATTTCCCATTATATTCAGCTCCTATTGTTACTACAGGTTGAGGGTAAGATGTTGATTTTAACTTAGCAGTAGAAGAAACAGATTGAATTGTTATGTTATCAGCGTTTGAATATAAAGGAGGATTTAAAATAATTTGTTTATCTCTATCTTTAGTAGAATCATACCCACTATCAAATATTTTATTTTTATCTATTTTATCCGCATTAATATACGGAATTGTATAACTTTTAGAATCACGAACTAAAGTTAAATTAGGTGAATATGTAAGACCGTAATCTGGGTATGCTAATGAAAATTTAGTTTTAGAGTCTTGTTTTTTTATTTCAAAAAGTTTTGAAGCTCCTATAGCTGGGTTTGATTTTGGAGAAAATGCAGTAGTTGATTTATAATCAATTATAGATGTTCTAATTTCATTTCTAGCAGTCATACTAGGATCAAATATCAAAGTTGATGTTTCTATGATACCTGCAGGAGATTTTACATCTCTTACATTAAAATATTTACTACTTACTCCGTCTAATCCAGCATTAATAATATCATGATATAAGTATAATCCATCTTGTCCATCTGGGGGAGATTCAGGAAATTTTGAGAAATCATCCATCAAAATTGAATCAGTTTCTGCTATATCTTTACTTTTATTAGTATAAGCTAATGACGCTCCTAAAGGTCTTCTTATTATAGGCATAATTTTTAAAATTATTTATTAAAACTGAGCTACACTTGTTGGTCTAAATTTTTTAAATTTCTTTCTTTCAGCTTTTTCAAATATAATAGAATCTCTATCTGTATCTTGAGGGTCTGAAATTCTATTTCTTGTTCCACCACAATGAAGTTTAATTTTAGTTTTACCTATACCTAAAATAGCATTAGGTCCACCTACATATTCTAATAAATTTTCTTCATCATTTCTATCTATTATTATACCATTAATATTAACAACACTATCATAATCTGGGTCTTTAAGAATTTTTAATCTATGTAAAGCTACTAATCTATTATGTTCTGTTAAATCATCATAATCCCCTCCTTCTACATCTCGATATTGATCATATTGAACTGCTTGTCTATAACTATCTCTATCACGTAAAGGATTTAAACCTTGTTTATTTAAATGTATACCTAAACCAACTACTCCAGCTTGAGCTATTGTACTTGTAGGTACATATAAACTATCATTAAAAATATTAGCACTAGCTTCAGTACGAACTGATAATCTAGAGAGGAGATTTTGTTTTAAAGAAAAGAATAGTCCGTTAGGAGATTTAAAATCTAAAAAATAAGAACTTAATCTAAAAGCATCTTGAAAACCATAAGCAGGATTTGATAAACCTCCTCTTACCAAAAAATCAGGTGTACTAGGTATATTAAAATTTCCACCTATTTGAGGAAGTTGAAAAGCACCTCCCATTTGAGGAGTATTAAAATTTCCACCTACTTGAGGAAGGTTAAATGTTTGTGTTTCACCTCCTCCACTAAGATTTTGAAGAGGACCAGCTGCTATTGCAATTCCCGCAAATCCACCAATTAAAGCACCAGCCGGTCCACCAAGTAAAGCTCCTACAGTTATTCCTGTAGCAGTGACTCCAACTTGAGTTAATGCTCCAGCTAATGGTGATAATTGATAACTACCTCCTATAGTTCCAACATTAAAAGAATTTCCACCAACTTGAGGTAAATTAATACTTCCCCCACCAACAACAGGTGCAATAAGAGTTCCACCAGTAAAATTAGGTCCAGTTTGAACAAAGGACTTTGCTAAGTAAGGTTGGTTACTAGAATCACCATTTGGTCTGTCATTACCATATTTTAAGTCTCTTAAATTAGTTTGGAGATTTATTAATGGCATGATTACTGAGGTAGATTATTGATGTACTGAGAAGGTGTTGTTCCGTTTAAATCTAATTGTGAGGGTTGAGGTAATACGTTATTTGTTCCATCATTATATGCTTGAAACGCAGCATTTACTGTTGAAAAATCAGACCCATCAATAGAGTATCCAGGTTGATTTCCATTAGCATGAAGTTTAGATAAAGTTGTAGCTCCAGGATTAACTGAAGGGGTTGCTCCATTACCTGTTGAAAATGGAGAACCAGCGGTTGTTAATTTATTTAAAAGTCCCATAGTATTATGTTTTTATGATAAATATTGTTAAATATAATTTTTAATAAAATCAGAATATGTACTATTTGCTGTAAATACTTGATTGAACTTTTGAGCAGGTTCTGAAGGTTCTGGGAAAAATCCTCTAGTGTCTGTGGTATGATTAGTTGTTAACGGATATGTTGTTGGGTCATTATTTGGTTTATAAGGTATCCCTCCATTTACTCCAGGATCTGTTGTATCAAGATTTGTAACATTTAAAGTATTAACTAATTGATCTTGGGTTGAAGTTATAACATTTAAATATGTTGAAGATGGACCATAAGAGGCTGTAAAGGGTTGAGGAGGTGCTCCTGGGTTTGCTGTAGCGTTAGGTGTACCGGTTGCTGTAGCAGGATAAACTGTAGGATCATTAGGGTTGTTAAAAAACGGATATAAATTATTTTGTGAAGCTGAGATATATAAATTTAGTAGTCCCATAAATTATTGAGTTTTATAAGTACTCATAGCTACAGCAGTACCAAAATTAGTACCATTCATATTATTTTCTATGACTGTCGGTTTAGAGTTAGCTTTAGATTGTTCTGATTTTATAGTTTTTAATTCATTAACAATATCTTTATTGTCTTGTTTATTAGTAGTAGTAGCAGCAGTGACTGCAGTAGCAGCAGCAATAGCTGGTGAAGGTGGAGGAGAAATAGAAGGTGATGATGATTTTTCTTTAGGAAATAAATTTGTCCCTGCTATTACTGTGTCTTTATCATTTAATGCTATTTTACCTTCAGGTCCCATCAATGTACGTTTGCCATATCCTTGAGAAACTACGTCATTTCCTTTTTTACTACCTAAAAATGCCCAAGCAGCGGCTCCAGCTGCTAATGCTATACCCGCCGCTACACCTAATGTAGCAGCAGACATACCAGTTATTTCAGCTACTGCTGCTGCTATTTTAGAAGCAGTTAATATTGCTTGTCTTCCTATTTGAGCTGCTAAAGATATCAAACCTTGTTTTTCAGCAGCGGCTTTAACTCCAGCATAAAAAGCAGCTAATTTTTCATATCCAGCTATAGCAAATTGATATGTTTTAATAGCCCCAACTATAATAGCTATTGAACCTAAAGTAGCCTCCCAAAATCCTAATTCTTTAGTAGAGCCTGTAAATAATCCAAATATTTTAGTTACACCATCAATCATGGTTTTTAAAGGACCTCCAACTACCATTCCTATAATTCCAGCTATAGCTCCTACAGGTTTTAAAATTAATGCAAAAATATCAAATACCGCCATCAAAGGATCAGCTAAACTTATAAATACTTCTTTTAATTTTTCAATAGCAGCTGTAAATCTTTCTTGTACTGATTGTTGTTTAAATTGATTAGCTAATGCTTCATCACCTAACATAGCACTAGCTTTTTCAACTCCATATTGTTTAACTAACTCATTATATCTATCTTGAGCAGATTGGCCTTCTTTAGCACCTAATTTTTGAGCAGCTTCTCTATCAACTAAAGATTTAGCTAATTCATCTCTTGTCATACCCGCAGCTTTAGCTATAGCTTCTTGTTGAATACGATTCATCTTAGTAAATTCAGCTGTACCACCTACTTGTTTTAATATTTCAGCTGATGCACCTGCTATATCACCATTAATGGCTAATAATCTTGCTTTTTCAAAATTTAAATCTTTACCAGTGATTAATTCAGCTGATATTTCATTGTTAATTGAGTTTTCAAAGTCTAACAAACTTTGAGATATTTTATCGGCTTGTTCTAAATTAATACCAAATTGTTTTGCTTTAAATGCAGCTTCAGCTAATTTGGTTGCTGTTCCACCAACTGACAATTTAATAGCGTCTGAAACATTAGCTACTTCTTTTAATAATTGTTTAGCGTTTATAGCTAATTTATTTTGGGCATTCATTTTAGCTACAGTACCCATAAATGATTTAGCATTATCTTCTAAACTGCCGCCTGTAGCTAAGGTTGTTCTTTGAATTCCTATTAACTCATCATTAGTAAATCCCGCTTGTTCTCTTAATTTAGTAAAAGTAATTAAATCTTCTTTATTTAATTGAGTATTAACACCTAAAGATTTACCTATAGCTACCATAGATTCTTGCAATCCTTTAGTAGTTACAGCAGTATCCATAGATTCATTAGCTATACTATTTAATTCTCTTCTAACACTACTAGCTCCTTGATATGTTAAATCAAATTGTTTAGCTAAATCTCCAGTAGATGTATCAGCTATTTTAAGAGCTTCTATTAATTGTTGTACTAAAAATACAACTATAGTTACTGGATTTATTAGGTTACCTTTTATTTGTCCTCCTAAATTTTTAAAAGCTGCCCCTAAAGCTTGGGTTCCACTTCCACCAGCTGCTATTTTAGCATTAGCAGCATCTAACATTTTATTAGTATCTGTTATTCCTCTTAAAAATGGTATTTCATTTACTCCTGCTATTAATCCTTTTGTACCTGCTAATTTTTTATTTTCGTCTTCTGTTTGCTTATTTATATTTCCTAATGTTTTATCTAAAGCTTGAAAAGATTTATCCTCATCATTTATAGCAGCGTTAACTTGTTTATGAATTGCCTCTGTTTTACTTAATTCTTTATTTATTTTTTCTTGTCTATTTAAAAGACTACCTAATCTATCATATTCTTTATCTAAAAGAAAATCTTGGTTAGTTAATTTTTGGATTTCACTATCAAGTTCAGAACTAATTTTTTGTAATTTAGATGTTTTATTATTTAAAAATTTACTAGAATCTGCTAACCTTTGTTTTTCTTGAGCAACTTGTTTTTGTAAATTTTTAATTTCATCAGATGATAGTTTAGAAATACCAGATTGATGATACTTTACTTTTTCAGCTATTTCTGATAGTTTGTTAAATGATTTACTTGCGGATTTAAAGCCTTCATCAGAATTTTTAATTTCTTGAACTATTTTTTTAAAATTAAAAGAAGCATCATTAAAATCATCATTAAGTTCTTTTGCTTCTTTTCGTAAACTATCTAAAAGAGTTCGGGCTGATCCTCCTGATTCTATTAATTTTTTAAAATCAAGTTCACTTATTTCTTTTTGTAAAAGTTGTATAAGTTTTCTTAATTCTTCTATTTCTTTGGAATCTAGTTTATTTTTATCATCAGCCATTAAAGAGAGTATTTATCTATTATAAATATTAAAAATTTAAATTTTATTTATATTTAACTCTAGGTTTAGATGAATTATTAGATGTTCCAGGCGTTATTGGTTTAGGTACACTTTTCCAATTTTCCTTATTAATTTTACCTGATGGGTCAATTAATGTTGATTTATTAGAACCACCACCTTTAGCTTTTTCATACTCTTCATTTTCTTTTTTATAAAATTCATCTATTTTATTAAAAGTAAATTGGCGGAGCCAACGTGGCATCTCATAAACAGTATGCCAGTCATATCCGCCTTTACCATGAAATACTATTTCATGTATTTGAGTAAATAAATTAGCTCTAATTATTGGAGCTGTTTCAGAAGTCAGGCCAAAAAAACTTAATCCCAACTGGGATATCGACTCTATTGGAACTTCCATCGGGAAAAAAAGTCAGATCTACGTCTGGTTGAGTTTCTTTAATGTGTTTTCTTAATTCTCGCGAATCTCGAGCTAAAAGATGATTATCAACAAATTCTCGGATTGTTTTAGTTTCTCGATCTCCATTAACTGAAGTTATCATATATTTTAATCTTGTTGATAATTCAGGAGAAACGTTTTTATTAATTTTTTTAAGACCTTCTATTTCATTACTAATTTTTTGTTCATCACCATGAGTTAAGATTTTATAAGTAATGTTTATACCATTTGATGGTAAAGTATAACTAAATTCATTAATTCCTTTAGATACTAATTTAGAAGCATCAAATTCTTTATTATCTATAAGAGATAAATCTACTGTATATTCTTGGCCATCATATTCAAATATATAATCTTTACCATAACCTAAAATACGGGCTGCTATCATTATAGCATTTTTATCTCCTACAATTAGATCATTATAATTAACTTTTGATACAATTAAAGCTTGAAGTAATTTATCTAAAACTATACCTTTTTGAATATAATTTTGATTAGTTAAAATATCTTCTTCTTTAGCGGTCATATATTTCATTTCAATAGCACCGCTTGATAAAGGATTGTCTTCTGGGTAAATTAGACCTTTTGAAGGTAGGTCAATTATTTCTGTTGCAATTGTTCTTTCCATAAATTTTATTTAGTGTAACTTATTATTCTGTTATACATATACGAAAAATAAAGAAGCTCACCAAATTTAGTGAGCTTTCTTTAAATTTATTTTTATTAAATTAGAAGTTCAAGATACAATAATCCATTCCTAAGTTAACAGTGATTTCTTGAGCAGCGTTTTCATCATCCCAGCTATAATCACCAAATTTAGCTGATTTAATAAATGCTCCTTTAATAATCCATTCAGAAACAATATCACCTACAGGACCTAAAATATCAATAGTTACATCTTTCTTATAAAAATCAGAGTAACCATCACGGCCTGTAACAGATTCGTGATGTAAACGAACCCATTCCATTACTGCTTGAGCTCCTGAAGGAGTGATAGGGTCAAATAATGTCATTTCTATATCATCCCATTTAGCTTTACCTTTAATTTTACGGTAAACGTTAATATGGTTTAATACGATTTCATCCATTGTTACACCTACAGCACCTATTTTTTTAATAACATATGAAGGGATACCATCAACATACATTATAAAGCGATTTTTTACCTTAGGTTCAAACGCTGTGAAAAATATTTCATTGGGTGATAATACTGCCATTTTTATTTTATTTTAATTTATTATACATATCTAAATTTCTAACTTTTTATCCAGGGAAAGTTGCTCCAGTTGGAGTGATATTAAAGTCTAGGTAAATAAATTCAGCAGTTTTAGTTGGCTGTAAGTAAATTTGGCCTATTAACTCATTTCTATCAATTACATCTGGAGTATTATTTGAATCATCCATAATTACTCTAAAAGCATACAATCCTTGTCTTTGTTGAACACTTGTTAAATATGGGTTAACTTGTGATAAGAATTGATTTCTTGTAGCAATTGTATTTTGTTCAAATACCAAATTAAGTGCTACTTGAGAAATGTATGATTTAAGAGCAATTAATAATCTTCTAACGTTTACACGATCTAAAGCTGAAGCTCTAGTTTGTAATGTTTTCTGACCATATACTACAATTCCTGATCCAGGGAATGTAGCTATTGGATTTATTTTTCCATTGTATAAAGTATCTCTATTAGCTTGAGATAATTTTTGTTCTACTCTAACTACTTGAGATAAACCACCCCTATTAATACCTGCAGGTGCAAACCATGGTTCAGATACAGCATCATTATAAGCATATACACCAGCTATTAATGTTGAAGCAGGAACCCAAACTAAATTACCAGTATTAGGGTCAACAATTTGACACCAAGGCCAATATTCAGCGGCATATGAAGTGTTACGTGAAGAAGCTTGTTGCACTACTGCTCCCACACTACTACCATATCCTACTGGATCGATAATGTAGATATTATCTCCTCTATCTTGGGTATTAGTTATAATGCTTGTAATTTTATCTTTATGAGTTCCAAATTCATCAACCAATCCAGGAGTAATTAACATGTTAAATTTATAATCATCAGTATTAGATAATAAATTAATCATATTATCATAATCTTCGGCTATTAATCCTTGAGTATTAGTATTATTAATATTTTCGTAAAAATTAGCTCCACCAGCTATATTTCCATTAGCTCCACCAAACGCTCCACTAATATTCATAGGTAAAGAAGCTGTAAATTGAGTTTTAGCTACTCCATTGTTATCAAAATAATTTGGTGTAGTATATCCTACTTGTTTTATTCTAATGTAGTTAGATCTAACAGTAAATTCACCAGTATATTCCATTTGATTATCATTTGGATCATATTCTTCTACTTGATTACCAATAGCTCTAGCTATGTAATTAGAAGTATTAGGATCTAAACTTAAATTAGTCCAAGTTTCAAGAATAGTAGGTTGTAAAATATTATCATTTCCTCTTCTAACTAATAAATCAAAAGTACCATTAGCTGTATTAGAATTAACAATTTGAAATCTTAAATTATTTTCAGTTCCATTAATTAAAATATTGTTAGCTCCTTCAGCTCCAGCACTATTCATAAGATCTCCTTCAGAAAGTGTTTCTATAACAAAAGCAGCTTGATTAGTACCTCCAGCAAAATAAGTTGTAGTACTTCCAGATATATAATAGTATGTGTTACCAGTTAATCCTGAAACTCCGGTTGTTGAAAATAAATTTAAATTAGCACTAGAATTACTAGCAGTTACATATTGAAATGATGCACTATAAGGAGCTATTGAAGAACTAGCGTTAATAGCTAAAGATAAGGAAACAGCTGAATCAATAGCTGTTGATCCTGATGGTACATAAATAACATTTGAAGTATTTGTTCCACCTGCACTTCCAGTTAATGTAAAAGTAATTCCATTTAATGAAAATGAACTTGAACCTACCGTAGCAGCTTCAGTATCAAAAGGAGTAATATCTAAAGTGGCAGATGCTGTGGTAGCTAGCAATGAATTATAAATAGATGCTGTAGCAGGTAAATAAGAAGTAGAACTAGATACTACTCTTGCTACTAATAATGATGTTCCTCCATTTACAAAATAGTTGTAAGCTGCTATTGAAGTAAAATATGAATAAGTTTTTTTATCATTCACACTACCGCTTAAAAAGGTAGTACCAAAAACATTAACATACTGATTATAAGTAGTAATAATTGTTGGGACTTCAACAGGACCTTTTACAGTTGGTCCTATAATAGCTGCTCCTACAGTGACTGGTCTTCTAGATACAAAAGATGAATCATTCTCTCTTGCTAAGACACCTGGGGATATTAAAGTTTCTGCCATTGTTATGTATTATTTAATTTTGTTATAAATATGGTGAAACTTTTTAAAAGTATTAGGCACTTGTAAATTCTCCTCTTTCAAGATTTATTGTTCCTTCTCCATACTTTTGTTGTAAAGATTCACCTATTTTAATTTCTTCTTGTCTTACTTTTTTTAATTCTTCAATAAGATAATCTTTTTGAAGATTAATTTCCTGGATTCTTAATTCGACTACTCCAAATTGCTCAGTTAATTGAACTCTTTTTTGTTGAAGAGATTTTAATGATTGAATTTCTTCAGGTGTTAAAACTCTTGTTGTCATAAATTTTATTTTGTTATAAATATAAAAAAGGCTTGGGAAATCCAAGCCTTAAATTAAATTTTATTTTTTATTAAGCTAGTGAAGCACTTCTCCAAGCATTACCTATATAAACATAAATGTAATAATTTCCACCAATTTCAACAGGTACTATTTCTCCTGACATTCCAACATATGTTGGAGCTGAGGCTGTTGATGGAACTACTATAGAGCCACTTGGTGTTACTATTAATCCATTTTTTCTATTACTATCACTTGTACCAGTTCCAACAATAAATATATTTGTGTTATCTTTAGCATTATATTTACCCACTACCGTTTGATAATTAGCATCTGCTGATGAACCTAATCCTGTAGCAAATGAATAATCACCTGAGGCGGTTGAATACCAACCTGTTGCATGAGCTCCTATTCCTGAGGCTATTGTTTGTCTACCTTCTGCGTGTGAGTGATCGCCTGAAGCTAATGTTTGTCTACCTTCAGCGTGTGAATATTGAGCTGAGGCTGTTGTTAAATATCCTTCAGTATGTGACCAATCTCCTAAAGTTATAGTTTGATGTCCTTCAGCATGTGAATATGATCCTGAAGCTTTACTTATTCTACCTTCAGCGTGTGACCAATTTCCTATTGCTTGAGTACCATCACCTTCAGCGTGAGAGAAACCTCCTATAGCTGTTGTAGATTGGCCTTCAGTATGTGAATGTGAACCAGATGCTAATGTACTTAAACCTTCAGCATGTGACCAATCTCCTGAAGAATAAGAAAATCTTCCTTCAGCATGAGAAAAATTTCCTATTGCTTGAGTACTACTACCTTCAGCGTGAGAATAATTTCCTAAAGCTTGAGTTTGTTGACCTTGAGCATGCGAATATGAACCTGAGGCTAATATTCCATCTCCTTGTGCTAATGATCCTGTGATTTCTACTTCTCCTTTTTGTAAGAATGGACCTATATTTACAAGGGTGTTTGAACCACTTATAGTTACTGAGCCTGTAAATACTGTAGTTCCAGTGAATGTAGTATTTCCTTTTACTGTTAAAGATCCAGATATATAATTGACTGTATTAATTCTTGGAGGCATTGTTTTTAATTTTTATAAGTTATTAAATTTAAGGTGTGACTATATATTCTGTTATAATTCTTAGATTTGTTAGGTTTGGATTTAATGGGTTACCACTATTATTTAATCCAGATTGTCGTAAAGCCATTCCTATTCTAGTTGAATAATAAACATCAAATTGTTGTCCAGAAGTAGAATTAGTAAAAGATCCTAAATATGTAGTTCCAATGTATTTAAAAGGTTTCATTTGATATACAAAATAACTAAAGTCAAATTTATAAAAAGCGGTACCTGGTCTTCCAACTCCTTTCCCTACTGTACAAGTGTATGGATTTGAAATTTGACCAGAGAAAAATGTTCCCGGAATAATTCCTTTGATCATTGAATAATTGACTCCGGTCCAACCTTCACCAGAACTACCAGGCGTAATATAATTAATAGGGTCAGTAGGTGGAAGACCTAGATTATTAATTAAAAAAGGTTCAATTATAGTGGTGTAAAGTACAGAAAAATTAGGGTCTAAATTATTAAGTGTATATGGAGGAGTTGAATAAAAATTAGCTTTTGAAGCAAGAATAGTTGTGTTAGCATTATATAATTCAATATCTCCACTTAGATATGGTTGAGCTTGTAAATTAATTGATCCTGTTAGATTAGTTCTAAATATAATGTCGGTAATTTGTCCCCAAGTATTAAGTCCTGGGTATATACAAGACGCTATAGAATTAGAAGTTGGATATAATATAGCTGGGGGGTGGTTTAAAAATCCAATTCCGGTGTCAGGGTAATTGTAGATTCCTAAAGCACTACCTGAAGCTTTAACACTATTATTTACAAAGGTTAAATATTGATAATTTGAACCTGACGGACCTAATGAAGCATAAACTATACCTGATCTATAAGTAGTTACTCCTCCAGGAGCTATAGTAGTTGACCATCCTCCAGGAAGTGGATTTTCCCAACAGGTAACATCATATTGTCTTCCATCATTTGGAACTTGATAATTTCCATTAATAACACCATCTATTTCTCCTTCTTCAACACTAGAAAATACATAAAATGGAGCTCCGCCATTATTTACAAATGAAACAGTTTTTCCTTTTGAAGGAGCAGGAAGTACACAACAATAATCTGTTTCAGTTACATTTGAAACAACATTAATACCATAACTGGCTGTTGATGTTGAATTTGTTGAAAGAATTGAACTTGAGTTATAAGAAGCTGAACCATTAAGGGTTAATTCTATTATAGGTTGAATAAGAGTTGTTTCTCCTGGTGTAAGTGTTATGGAACCACTATCATTAGTAATAGTAATTGATCCAGATAATTCTATTGAACCTGTAGATTTTACTGATCCTGTTACAATTAAAAGTCCAGTTAAATCAAGTGATCCTGTTAGTCTTGGCATTTTATTTAAATTTTAAATTATATACTACTTGTTACAATCATTAAAAAATCTCCATTTCTATAAACCATTCCTGTAGTCAAACCAGCTGATTCAGCAGTAGCTTGATCAGGAAATTCTTGAATATTAAATAAAGTAAGAGGAGACAAAGTTGACCCAGTAATAGCCAATGATCCTGTTACTTCTAAACTACCACTTATAATAGCACTTCCAGTGTAGGGAAAATCTGATCCTCCACCACCACCTCCATTTAAAGCATAAGAGGCAGTTAAAGCATAACTTGAAGTTATATTTACTGGATTTGAACCTGATCCTAATACTATTGGATCTCCACTTCCTGATATAGTTAAAGAGCCTGAAATAGTTACATTTGGGCTTGAGTAGGGTTCAATACTATTTACTTTTAAATTACTCATATTTTTACATTATTGTTAAATTAGATGATTCTCCAACAGTTATTGAACCACTAATACTAATTGGTGTTAGTAAAAGTCCATTATATGCTGCTGGTATTGTTATGTCTGTTGTTATTACTTGAGGATGAACAAGCACCCCAAAAAGAGAGCTTGAGTTAATTAAGTTAATTAATTCATTTAAGGTATTTCTAACCGCTATACCTGATTCTCCACTATTTATTAATTCAATTGCCATTTGTTACATTTTATAAATATTGACCCTAATCGATCCATACAGCAAAATCGTCCCAAAATCCTTCATCATTCCAATATCCTGTAGCTAAAATCCAAAGTGGAGGATAGTAAACTCTAGATCTTCCTTCATTTTCAATTTGTTCTGTTACTCTTACTCTAACAACATCTTGAAGTTTCTTTAATGCTGTTAAATCTTTTTGTATAACATCAGGAATAATATATCCATTTAATTTAATACTAAAAGTACTACTAACTACTCTTTCAGCATTATCAGAAATTTCTGTTTGTATAGCAAATGAATCAATCATCGCTCTAAACTGAAAACGAGCAGGATCACCCCAATATGAATCAGAAGCATATTCAATTGCTTCAACAATTTTATTTAATTGATCCATATAATAAGTGTTGATAGCACAACTATATGTTAAAGTAATATAGTCAGGTACTACAACAGCATAATTTACTTTTTGAGGAACAACATTGTTTAATACATTAAAATTATCATAAGCGTTTTTAGGACTATATTTTTTTCTATATAAAGCAACATTATGAGGATTATTAGCATCTAATTTATTAGACATCTTTCTAACCTTTTCAATATTATCTCTTTTAAACATTATAAGAGGCATCATTATTCTACCCATAGCATCTCTATAATATCCATCTTTTTGAAATGATTTCCATTTTTCAGGAGAACCATAAATTATAGGAACAGGAATTCTAGTTCCATTTTGTATTACAAAAGGTTGAATAACATTTTGAAAATAATACATTATGGATTCATCTATATCTTGAATTCCAATTGAAAAAGGTTTAGTAGTATCACCATTAAATGATACTTGTCTTCCTCTATTTAATTCATCACTTCTATTAGGATTTCCTATAGGTTGAAAACCGGGTCCTCTTTCATTAAGAGGCTCATGTTGAGATAAACTGAGTTCTCTTTGAGTTTTAGGTATAGGTTTTCTTCCTTGAATAGCCATTATAATAATCTTGTTTTAGTTATATTTAATCTATCAGCAGGAACATAATGACAAGTACAAGCTACATCTACATTATACCCAAAGTTTTGTAAACCAGGATTTAATGGATTAACACTATATGGATAATCAGGATCTTTACCCATAAAGAATTGAGTCATGTTTGTATTATCAACTTCCCAATAACTTTCTTGATATAAAATTATATCTCCTACTTCTGGATGAACTCCAGCATCTATTAAATCATCTCTTAAAAATGCAAAAGTCATCGGCCAATCAAAGTTTACACCTAAATTACTTGTAGGACTTGTATTATCTCCTATAGTTATTAAAGCATTTAATAAAACAGGACCATCAAAAAATTTACCACCTGAAGCTTCTCCATACATATTAACTGTAGTTTCATTTAATTTATATTTGTAGAAAGCACATTGTTGAGAAATAATATTTCCCATCAATTCTCTATTCATTCTACGAACAAAAGAGACATCTCTAGATGATCCAAAAAGTGCCATTTTATCCTATATAAATTTGCATTGGAGACTTTCCTAATTCATTCATTGCAGAATCACTTTCTGCTTTTTTTCTATCTAATAATGCTTGACGTGAAGTTTCATCTAAATATGCTCTTAGTCTTTCAATTAAAGCTTGTTTTTCAGCTGTAGCAGCTGAGATTAAATCTGCTTGATTTAAAGTAACAGCACTTTCAGGTATAGGAACTTGAGCGTATTTACCACGAACATATCCTAACATTTCTTTACATAAGGCTAAAGCATATTCAAAAATCCATTGTCTACCAATTGAATTAATATTTGAATATATTGGATTATCATATCCTATATTTGAAGGATTTGTTATTACACCATTAGGTCCTATAGCATTATTAGCTCTTTCAGTTACATTAATATATTGAAACCATAAATTAACTGCTCTATCAGGAATAGGAAATATTCTTAAATTATTATTTATAAGTTCAAATGAATAAGCTGATTTTCTAACTGTATCATTAAATTCAATAGCTTGAACTACTTGGATATCATAATTTACAGGCATCAAAACAAAGTTTACAGATGGAGAATAAGCTCCAAATCCAAAACTATCCATTAAATTTTGAGTTCCTAAACCTGTACCAGCATATGGATCATAAAATCTTGTTACAGCGGGAGGCCCGTAATGAAATACTCTTTTTATTTCTATTCCTCCTGTTATATTACTAGAAGAGGCCCATGCTTTTAAATCATAATCTTGAGTACCAGGTATAAGCATTATTGAACCACTATACCAAGTTAAATTACCTCCTGCTCCTGCTTCAGAAGCATATTGTTGAGACATGTTTATTACACCTGCCATTGTAGGTGTTATAAGAGTATCACTAATGTTTGATGAAGTTGAAGCACCTAGTAAACTTAATAAATTATCTCTTACTTGATAAGCATATAATTCATTACCATAAGTTGTAACTGCTTCTTCAAATGCTGTATAGAAGTTGATATCTTGTAATTCAACTTCCATTATGGGATAACCTAATCTTCTAGCACAAAAAGTAGCTACCCTATCAGCATCTGTTTGAAATTGATAATCATTATCATAAAATCCAAATGGTGTGCTTCCTGGTGTAAATGAAGATGATCCAGGATAAATAGGGACATTCATGGTGCTAGTTTATTATAAATATGGTAAAAGAGATTATTCTGCTTCCCACATATACACTCTTGCTACAGCTGCTCCAGTCTCTGTCCAAGCTATTTGAAATGTAGTAGCTCCAACATTTTGAATAATTCCTGTCACAAAAACGTTTGCGGCTGTATCTACACGAACTGCAAATGTTGTTGAAGTAGCAGCAGCTTGTGCTGTTGTAATAGCAGCAGTATTATAAGGTTGGTAAATACATCTATTACCACTTGAAGTCCAAGTTCCTATACTAAAAGGAGTTGGAACTGCTGAAGCGTTATTAGTAAATTGTGAAGCGCCATAAATTCTTATTTTAACCGGGGTACGACCTAATCCATGAGTTACAGTATCAGTTTGAGTAGCTGTTGGAGTTACACCTACTCCTGATGTTGATGATTCAACTGGAGAAAATGAAGCAGTTAAAGCATATGAAGCTGAAGTAGCTAATGAAGCTGTACCTAATAATGATCCTGTAAAAGAGGTAGCTATTACTGAACCTGTAACAGATACAATATCTGTAGTTTTATGAAATGTAAAATTTCCTGATCCAGAAGTAGAGCCCGCATCATTAAATTGTATTGATTTGTCTTGACCTGCTGGAGCAGATGTAGCAGTTATTCCTGTTAATTCACTGCCATTACCAAAAAATGAACCTGAGAATGATCCACTAAATGAACCTGATCCTGCTAATGCTAATGATGCTGTTGAAACATTATCTGCCCATGAAGCTGTTCCAAAAAATCCTTGAGATGAGGTTAATGATCCTGTTAATATCATATTACCTATAAAAGTAATTGAACCTGTAGCTACTAATGAACCTGTTATTGATGGGTCAAATATTTGCATATTAACTAATTCCTAAAAGTTGTTTTATTTGTTGTAATTCCTCTGGTGTAGCATTTAACACCGCTTGTAAAGCTGTTCCCTTAGGTATTCCATCAGGTAAATACTCTTTCATAATTTCAACATCATCATCATTGTATGTAATTTTATTACATCCTTGTTTAGGGGAACCATCAGGTTTAACTAAATTATATTCGTATTCTACTCTCATATATTATGTTTTATAAAAATACAAATCTAAAAATACTCCAGATGAAACTGGGTTTGTTGCATATGTTGGAGTTGTCCATTTCATTTGAATATCATTATTAGCAGAAAACGATTGGGATAATCCTGTTACAGCTTTAGTATTCATTACTGGGACTGTTCCTCCGTGTACCACTTCATTTGATATAAGATAATCAGTTGTATTATTTAATCTTAAAAATACACTTGATGATTCATTTGTAGCATTTGTTGTTATATTATAAGCTGTTATATGAGCTCCTACTAAAGTCACATCATATGGTAATGTATATTTATGTACTGCAGGATTTGTTGTTGCTATAGTTAATGTAGTAGCATAGTAACTAGTATTATCCGCTGCATTTATACCAGTAGCTTGAAATCTAACTACATATACTTTATTTAATTCTGATATAGAATTTCCACCTAAAGAAGCCACAGCATATCCGCTTTGATTACTAGGAAATGTTATAGTTGCTTGATTTATTCCATTTAAAGTAATACTTTTTGGGATTATTTGTTCATAATTTGTATTAAAAGCTTGTATAATTACTAGTTGTGTTCCTAAATTATGATTAAAAGTCCAAGTTGATTGATTAGTAAACGAAGCTGTAGTGTTTGATCCTGTTGTTATAACTGTTATAGGAAAAGTTGAACCATCACCTTTAGTAAAAGTAATTGTGTCTAAATTAACAGATGCTGTCACTAAAGCATTTGGTGTAAAAGAAGCTGTTGAAGCAAATGATGCACTTATAGCTTGTAAAACATATGAAGCACTTTGAGCTAATTCTACATAACTTGCAGTATTAGAATAAGAAGAACTTATTGCATTTAAAACATAAGATGCTGATTGAGCTAATTCTATATATGAAGCAGTACTAGCATATGAGCTAGATATTGCGTTTAAAATATATGAAGCGGTTTGAGCATTTTCTACATATGAAGCTGTGTTAGCATATGAAGCGCTTGCAGGAGTATTATTTTCCCATAAACCAGCATTGTAAACTAAAGCTTGACCTGTACTTGGAGATACAATGTTTACATCTGCTAAATCATTTAAATTTGTTGTAGCAACACCTCCACCTCCACTTGAACCAGCTGTATTTCTAAATAAACCAGAATTTATTATTTTATTATTAACTGTATCTCCTAAATTTGTTGTGTTACCTCTTGCTATAATGTAGCCAATAAAAGGTAAAGCTAATATACTTGTTGGTGATTCTTCAAATGCTTCTGTTGTTATACTTTGAATAGCTGCATTTAAACTGTCATAAGTACTTTGACCATAATAAACATAACTAATACCATTAACAACCCCTTGAAAAACTCTTTGAATTGTCCACTCATTAGCTCCTACAGCTTGTAATGTACCACTTCCATCATCCCACATTGTAGGATCAATGTCTGTAAATGGAACAAATCCGTTTAGTGTTGCTTTAAATCCACCAACTACAGCTGGGTCTCTATATATTCTTACTAAACTACCTGTAGGTATATTTGATGAATCATATATAGATGGATTATCAGGATTTTGTATATAAAAACCTCCAAAACGATATGATCTACCAGAAGCTATACTTATTTTTAAACTTCCAGATTGTGGTGTTATATCATATCCATTTACTTTTAATGGACCAAATGCTCTAATAAATTGTGTTTGCTGTTCATCTTGTCCATAGGTTGTTGTACGAGCGTCTGCATAACTACTAATTGAAGATGTAGTTAAACAAAAGATATATCCTAATGGTAATTTTTCATTAAATTGTTGAGGAGTAAATATATTTGTTTGTTGTATTAAACTTCCATCAGTATCAATTAATAAATAAGTTATTTGAGATGAAGTGATAAATTGAGCAGAAGCTGTAATAGGTCCAAATTGAACATATGTTGGAATTGTATCTCCATGAGAACTTGTATTAGCATTATGATTTATAATTAAACCTGCTCCTGGAGTTATTGACATTGTTGTTCCTGAGAATGTTACTACACCTCCCCAAACTAGTCCAGTATCAACTCTTTCTTCTAGCCAATGTGTTTCCCAAAGTGCTCCATTATTTCTATAATGCAAATTAAATTCTGTGTTATCCCCAGATGAGGTAACAAATATAAATGACGAAGTTGTGTTTGCTCCTCCTGGGTCATTAGTTGGGTTTAATTGTAATGCACCACTTATTTCTTGAGTTCCTATAAATAAGTTTGAACCTGTTGTAGCAAATATGCTACTATCTTTTCCATCTAATAAGTCTGAGTCTAGTGAATAAGATGAAGTTGTTGAATATGAACTTGAAACGGCTTGTAAAACATATGATGAAGTTTGGGCTAAAATTATATAAGAAGCTGTTGAAGCAAATGATGAACTTACAGCTTGTAAAACATATGAAGCTGTATCAGCATAACTAGCACTTGACACAATCATTGAACTAGTTTGAGAATTTAAAACATATGAACTAGTTGCTGTTGTTAAAGAAGCTATACTTGAACTAAATGAAGCACTATCTATGTAATAACTAGATGTAAATTGATTAAAAGAAGAAGTTGTAACAAGTGAACTTGTATCTACACTACCTCCACTACCATTTAAAGCATAAGAAGCTGTTATAGCATATGAAGCTGTAGTTGAAAAGCTTGAACTTACAGCTTGTAATATATAACTAGCAGTTATAGCATTTTGAGATAAAGAAGCACTAACAGCGTATGAAGCACTTCTAGCATATGAAGCACTAACTGCTTTACTAGATGTTGAAACAGATGTTAAA